GAAAATTTTCCTCATAAATTTAGTCAACCACAGGAGCAAAAGAAACCCGTCCAAACTGTTGCCTCTGCACAAAGAAATCAAACCGGACGCCGATCAGTGAAACTCACCAAGTCACAAATAGTTATCGCTAAAAAACTAGGGGTGCCACTAGAGGAATACGCAAAATACGTGAAGGAGAATGCAAATGGATAATATCAAAAGAACCTCACGCCAGTCAGAGACTAGGCAAGAAACACAAAAACCTAGCGCTTGGGCTCCACCATCGAGTTTAGACGCACCACCCGCTCCACAGGGCTTTGCCCATCGTTGGATACGAACGAGCGTGGCTGGATTTGAGGATACAGCTAATGTAACCAAAAAATTCAGAGAAGGTTGGGAATTTGTAAGAGCAGAAGAGATTAAAAACTCAGCTGACGTAGGCAAATACCCGATCATCAATCAGGGGCAGTATCAAGGGTGTATTGGAATCGGTGGCCTTGTGTTGGCAAGGATACCTGAAGAGACATTAAAAAGCCGTGCAGAGTATTTCGATAGAATTACTCAAGACCAAATGGATGCGGTTGACAATGATCTAATGAAGGAACAACGACCTGAAATGCCAATCAATATTGATAGGCAATCAAGAGTTACCTTTGGTGGTAGTCGTAAAAAATAGTTTTTTTGCATTACCTACGGAGTTAGCTTGGAGTTAAACTAAACATAAAACGGAGAAAACAACTATGGCAAATCAACTAGAAAAGTTCGGTCTAAGACCGCACAGAAAACTAGACGGTACACCATTAGTAGGTGCTCAAAACAGATACACTATCAAAGCCAATTATGGAACTGCGATTTTCCAAGGTGATTTGGTTATTCCAACATCAACTGGAAATATTGAAAGACATACTGGTAATACTAGTGACGCTGTTGTGGGCGTTTTTAACGGAGTGTTTTATAACGATCCAACTACTCAAAAGCCAACGTTCAGTAATTACTACCCTGGTTCAATCAACCCAAGTGAAGGCAATATCACTGCCTTTGTTGTTGATGATCCAGATGCAGTATTTTTAATGGACGCTGATGAAGCTTTTACAAGAGCAGATCTGTTTAAAAACTACTCTGTTACTACTGCAGGCGGTGTAACACAAACAGGAATATCAAGCGTACAATTAGACGTAAGTGCTTCAGGCACTGCTGCTACTTTTGCGGTACAAGCAATCGATATATCACAGGATCCAGATAATTCGGATACTGCTACATCGAACGCTAACATTCTTGTTAGAATCAACAATCACTTCTTTAGAAGTGGTACAGGCTTAGCGTAATAGATAAAGGAGAATAACTATGGCAATATCACGAGCACAGCTAGTTAAAGAACTAGAGCCAGGTTTGAATGCTTTATTCGGCCTGGAATATAACAGATATGAAAATCAACATGCGGAGATTTTCCCGTCTGAAACATCTGACAGAGCTTTTGAAGAAGAAGTAATGTTAAGCGGTTTCGCTTCAGCACCAGTTAAACAAGAAGGTGCGGGAGTAGTGTTTGATCAAGCAGGTGAAACTTTCACAGCAAGATACACACACGAAACAATCGCTTTAGCATTCTCTATCACTGAGGAAGCAATCGAAGATAACCTGTACGACAGATTAGCTGCAAGATACACAAGAGCTCTTGCAAGATCTATGTCGAACACTAAACAAGTTAAAGCAGCATCTGTGTTAAACAATGCACAGAAAACATCTGGATTTAACGGTGGAGATGGCGTTTCACTAATTAACAACGCTCACCCGTTAGCAACAGGTGGTACGTTCTCAAACGTACTAGCAACTGCTGCCGACCTTAACGAAACTTCACTTGAGCAGTCGTTAATTGATATTTCATCTTTTGTAGATGAAAGAGGATTAAAAATTGCGACTCAAGGTAGAAAAATGATAATTCCAAAAGAATTACAATTTACTGCTGAGAGAATCATGAAGTCTCCTCAAAGAGTCGGAACTGCTGATAACGATATCAATGCAATCGCTAATATGGGTATGGTTCCAGAAGGCTACAGAGTTAATAACTTCTTAGCTGACACGGATTCATATTTCCTTATTACTGATGCACCTAACGGTTTTAAACACTTCATTAGAAGTCCAATTAAAACTGCTATGGAAGGTGATTTCGATACAGGAAATGTAAGATTTAAAGCTAGAGAAAGATACTCTTTTGGATTCTCTGATCCAAGATGTGTTTTTGGTAACGGAAATCTACCAACTAGTTAAT